TTTTCCATGTTAGTAATCCTTCCGTAACCAATAAGACGCAATAAGGGCGTTAATTGCCGAACAAGAACCAAGGCATTGCGCCTAGTGTTGCAAAGGATAAGAGACAGAAAAGAAAATATGCGGTCTCTGTTATGATATAAGAGATATTGTAAAGCATGGTAGTTACTCCTAGTTGAACAAGTTAGTCATTAGTAACCAATTAGAGATACTTAAGGGAATGAACTGCTAGATTGACATGAAAAGTGGCCCATCCCGTATGGCCTGATTTTAGTGAACTCTTAGCGCGGTTAAGCATTTTAATTGTAAAGCGGAAAGCATCGATAACTGACTGGCGTTGACCTTGCGCTTTAGCTAACTGATAGTTGCCTAAAGCATGGCCTAATGTTTTGTTGAGTTGCTGCATGTCCATAGTAGTATCTCCTAGTGATTTGTTTGCCGATAAGTGATAATAACCTATGTATAACCAATTGCAACAACAAAAATAAAGACTAATGAAATCAATGGGTTATGCTGGGGTGACTATAAGTAGCTTTAGTGCAAATCGAGCAGAGAAATCCTTTATAAATCAATGCTTTATAACATAACGCGTTATCTATACGGCAGTATGAGTTTAGCCTTTATTATCAATGACTTACGAACAATAGATATAAATCAAGCAATATCAATGACTTACAACACTAGGCCAATGTCACCCAGTGTTAGGCCAAATGTCTTGACAAATGTCAATAATTGTAACCCATGTATTACCATTTGATATACATGCGGATAGTTAGTCCGCAACCCATAGCGTGAACGATTAGATAACAGATAGATAGAACAAGAGAGAGATAGAGAGAGATACAAGAGCTTGCACTAGTCGCTCTAGGGTCCCTCTAGGCATGTGAAAACAGCATTTAATTTAAAATTGCTTTTCAAAAATACCGCTAAAGCGCCCCCGTTGTTGTTTGTCTCACGAACGTTTTGTTCAACTTATGGGACCCGCGAACTGGCGCAAACCCCATGTTTTCTGGAAAACTACGTAGTTGCGCTGAGAGACTCTAATATCAATAAGTTACGACCACTTTTTGTATCTCACACCGCTTATAGAATAGACACGCTACAAATGCGTAGTTTTAGACAGACCCAGTGTCGTCTCGGCGTGAGGTCCAGCTACCTCAGTTAACTATCGCCACCACAGATAACTCACCGACTGCTAGTTACCCTAAGTAACCAAAGCTCACAGACTGCTAACTAGAGTCCAGTTACACTGTATAACTAAAGTAAACTATAGCTTACTTATAATATATTTATAATAGATATAACTATAGATACTAAAGTATACTTTAGTTAAACAGCGAAGCTGTACATAAGTTAAACTATAGTACAGTTACACTGTCTTATCTAAGTAAAACTAAAGCTACTATTCGTTACTTAAGTATACTCAAGTAAAACCATAGTTACTCAAGTCATCCCTTACTTATCTATATTTCTCTGGTCCTATCAAAGGGCTTCTAGTCCCTATTGTTACATTAGGAGCCTATAGTTGGCTATCGAAACTGCTACATTTATCTCTGGTCTCGTATCAGCTAATCCTCCTGGCACTGATGCACTAGGGCAAGCTGACGACCACATCCGACTCATTAAGGGTGTCCTCAAGAACACATTCCCGAACCTTAACGCTGCCTGTAACGCTACCCCTCTGCAACTCAATGGTTACTTTGTACCTCAGGGTGCCATCATCATGTGGAGTGGCGCTAGTGCTCCCTCAGGGTGGGCGTTATGTGATGGAGGGACTTACAGTAAATCAGATGGCTCTGGTTCCGTTCAGACACCCAATCTCACCGATAAGTTCATCATAGCGTCTGGCGTTAAGGCCATAGGGTCCACTGGTGGTGCCTCTAGCTCCACACCGACGATTACCGTTACCAATGTTGGCTCTACGCTAACTCAAGCTAACCTACCGTCCTATAACCTTACTGTTACCGACAATGGTCATGTCCATACGGCAACGGATGCTGGACATCCTCATAGCTACAGTGCTCCCAATACGTCCAATCAGCAAGGTGGCGCACCAGGTAGTAGCTACACGTTCACTAATTTTGTAGGGACAGCGACATCATCTACAGGCTTCGCTAACGTCTCTATTGCCTCCGCAACGACAGGCATCACTGTAGCCTCTGGTGGCTCAGGCACAGCGCATACACACGCTAATACCGCTACGTCCTCTAGCGTATCTACAGTCCCACCTTACTACACATTGGCTTTCATCTATAAACTATAGGAGCGATTAGATGACTCTCGTTCCTATTCGTGACATAGGCAAACTAGGTGTTAACACCGACTGGTCACCCTTAGACCTACCAATAACTGCATGGACCTTTGGTTCCAATGTTCGCTTTATGGACAACCGCATCAAGCGTGGTCCTATCTTCAGTAAGATTAGTAACATTACGACGAACACCAGTCCAAGGTTCTGCCATAGCTACAGGCTGCTTAATGGAACCTTAGCGTTCCTATTGCTTAACCAAGATGGTTCCATCGTTAAGTGGGTAGCCTCTACTCCAGCAGCAACACCCGCTGAGACTAACATCAGTGCTACAGGGTGGACTGCTGATACAAAGCGTATCCCTTATACCTCAGAGTTTATGAATGAAGTCATTTACGTAAACAGAGGTGACCGTGTTCCTTGGGCTATGGGTACAGCCGATAGCACCTTCCAGACGTTAGCGAACTGGCCTTCAGATTGGCGGTGTGACGCTCTACGTTCCTTTGAGGGAGTGCTTGTAGCTCTTAACGTTACTAAGGGTGGCATTAAGTATCCCAACATGGTGAAGACATCTGAGTTCAGTGTCTATGGCACTGTACCGACCACCTGGGTAGCCGATACGACCAATAGCGCCACAGAGAACATTATAGCTGACCTCAATAGTCCCTTAGTCGATGGTGTTACCTTACGTGACCGCTTCATCCTCTATGCCTCTAATGAGACATGGGTCATGGAGTATCGAGGTGATAACCTCATGTTCAACTATAAGCGTCTCTTCTACGATAGAGGTCTTATAGGTCAGAACTGTGTCGCTGAGTATCAATCAGTTCACTATGTATTTGGTAATGATGACATCTGGTCTCACGATGGCTATCAGCATAAGTCGATTGCTGTAGGTCGTGTCCGTGACTTCATCTTCCAAAACTTAGTTAGATCAGAGTCACATCAGTTCTTCGCTCTTAATAACCCTAAGCTAGGCGAGATTATCTTCTATTACGTATCCAATGACCCTTACTGTCATTTCCCAGTAGGAGGCAATCGTGGATACCCTGGTTGCAATAGAGCTGCTGTCTATAACCACATCTACGACACCTGGACATTCTTTGATGTTCCCTACGTCGTCGGTGGATACGTAGGTGCAGTCTACACAGGTCTCACCTACGCAGAACAAGAGACACAAGCCTACGACCCAGTGACTGCCACCTATAACTCACTGTGTGATGAGACAGCTCGTTACTTGATGACTGTAGGTGTAGGACAGACAATAACTGGGGGAACCCTAAGTCCCGCTATTCGTCTCTTTGAGGATACCTCCGTAGCGTCAGCTATAGGCACTATCGATACCTTAGCGACAGCTCCCGTATTCCTAGAGAATAAACAGATGGACATGGATGACATCTCTAAGGAGCTACGTGGCTACAAAGTTGTAAACCAGATGTGGCCGGAAGGTACATTCGATGCAGGAGCACCCGCCATGACGTTTACATGGGGTTCTTCAGATGCCTCGAATGTTATTCCTGTTTACGGTAGCTCGATGACTTTCGATGGCTCTACGTACTCTAAGTTAGACTTCAATGCCCCTGGTAAATACCTGAGCCTTAAGATGACTTACAGTGGTGTTCAGTCCTTTAGCTTCTCTGGCTTCGACATAGATTATCAGGTGTTTGGACATAGATAATGGCTAGTAAACCTTTAGACACTTATATCAAAACACCACCACCATCTAATCCAGCATCTAAAGAAACTTACTTAGAGCAACAGTTAGGCTCAATAGAGAAGGTGTTACAGAAGCACACCAATACCATTGAAGAAAACTATGAGAACAATGTTGCCTCTATAACTGAAGAGCAAGGCGTGAGGGCAACAGCCGATAGCGCCTTAGCTTACAGCCTTCAGCAACTCTCTGCTACTGTAGAAGTAAACAATGCATCTACACAAGGACAGATAACAAACTTACAGACTGCTGCTGCTGACGCTTCGACTGCGACAGCAACTCAGTTACAGACTTTAACAGCTAAGGTTGACACCAATCTAGGGTCAACTAACGCCGCTATCAGTAACGAACAGAAAGCAAGAGCAACCGCTGACTCTGCCTTAGCCAACAAAATATCAAGCTTATCGTCAACAGTAGATTACAATAACACGCAATTATCAGCATCAATAAAAACAGAGCTAACAGCTAGAGCTACTGCTGATGCTGCTGAAGCGACTGCTAGACAAACATTAGAAACTACAGTTAACAATAATTATAATACGCTTAATTCAGCTATTATTACAGAACAGACAGCTAGAGCTAACGGTGACTCTACAAACGCTAGTGCAATTACCAGTTTAACAAGTACTGTTAATGGGAATAGTTCAAACATAACTACTCTTCAGTCAACTACTGCAAGCGTAACAGGTGCTTTATCTGCAACGTGGTCTGTGGTTGGAAATATTAATGGGACAACCGGTGGGCTTGTTTTAAGTGGCGTTAAAAAAGCTGATGGTACAGGCGCTACTTATGACCTTGAAATAAGTGCCAACACAAAAATATCAGGTAACCTAGTTGTAAATGGAACTATTACCGGCTCTAAGTTCTTAAGTGATGTAACTGGTACAGGCGACCTAATCAACACTACTAACGTTAAAAATAATGCGGTGTCTAACAGTGGCTCATCTCAAGGTGCCGGAACTGCATCTGCATCAATAACAGTTAGAGCAGGGGCTAGAGTTAGTGTTCTTGCTACTTATGCTGGTAACAGAAGTAACGGAACAGGTGGTGGTGGTAATATTTTAAGAGTTAGAGCAAATGGCGCTGACTTTCCCAATAACACAACATCTATCTTTTCAGTTGCACTTGTAACCGCAGCTTCCACCGTAGCTTACATAAGTAACACTTTTGTTGTTACTGGCTTAGTAACTAACTATGCCTCAACACCAGCAACACTCCTTACAATCTACAACGCAACATCAGACGGTGCAATTAGCTTTACTGCTGACTCTGGTGGTTGGAATGAGACCGTTTCTCTGTTGGTCATGGAGCTTGCAAAATGAACTTTTTGCGCTTCGATCCTGCAACAGGACAGATATTAGAAATTGGATATATGGAACAGGTGTTCATCCAACAAGAGATAGATGACGGTAAGTCTACTATGTTTTTTCAAGGTTACATCACACGAGATGGGTGGCAAATAAACCTTGAAACAAAACAAATAGAAGAAAAACCTTCGCTTTCTGTTGATCCTACATAAATAATACGGGGCTACTAGCTCCTAAGCGGGAGCACTCCCTTTGGCATCTTATAATTTTCTACCACAAATTCAGAACTCAACTTCTACGACCAGCAGTGCTCCAGGTGGACCACAGGCTGGTGCTTTAAACACAATTTACTCTGGCCTATCTGACGCCTACAATAAGTCAAACGCTATGGGTCCCTATAGCGGAAACTTCTATGCTGGCAGTAATCCGTTCTTAGACGGCGCTTACAATTTTGCTGGAAACTTCGCTCAAGGTAATGCAGCAAACGTAGCTAACAACCAGATAAACACTGGTCAGGGCCTTATGGCTAACTACGGGACTGCAACTAATGCAGCCAATGGCCTCTATAATTTCGCTAATCAGAATACACCACAAGCTAACATTAACGCAGCTAACCAATACGCTCAGAACCCTTATATTGACCAAGCAGTAAACGCAGCTACTTACAACGCAAATAGGTCTGCTGCTGAGAACGATATTCCTAACTTATATCGTGGAGCTGCTGCTTCTGGAAACATCAATTCTGACAGAGCTGCGTTAGCTCAAGGCGTAATTGGTCGTGGACTTGCGGAGAACGCACAGAACATTGGTGCATCCATGCGTCAAAACGCTTGGAACACTGGACTGAATGCTAACATTGCGACCAACAATCAAAACATGGGTGCTCTAGCTAACGCTGGTTCACTTGGTGCAAACCTTGGTGGCGCTGGTAGCTCTATGATGTCTCAGGGCATCAATGATGCTGCTAGTCTCTCTAAGCTATACGAGTCTGCTGGTCTTGGTATCCAAGGTGTAGGTGACCGTTCACTAGCCAATGACTACGCTAAATATAATTCAAACTATCAGTTCCCCTGGCAGAACCTTAATAATTACTACGGTATCGCCGGAAACAATAACTGGTGGGGAACAAATACGACTAACAACAGCTCAATAGGCTACAGCCCTGTTGCTAACCAACCGTCTTCTCCCGGTGCATTAGGTATCGCTGGAGCAGGTCTTGGTATGGCTGGCTCAATCGCTGGATTGTCAATGGGTGGTCCTGCTGGCGCTGCTGCTGGTGGAACAATCGGTGGAGCATTAGCAAAATCTATGGCTCCATCAGTATTCGGAAAACCATCTTAAGGGAGGATTACAATGCCTATGAAAAATCCTACCCTTGATGCTCTATTTCCAAGAGGTATCCGAAATTTCAACCCAGGTAACATTCAAGATGGATCATTCGCTAGGTCACAGCCTGGATACGTAGGGTCAGATGGGCGTTTCGCTCAATTCGACACAATGGACCACGGAATTGATGCTCAGTCATCTTTACTTCAAGGCTACGGCAACAAAGGTCTAAATACACTCAACGCTATTATTAACCGTTGGGCACCATCAAGTGATGGGAATAACACAAACGCTTATGCTTCATTTGTAGGTAAAAAGATTGGTGTTGACCCTAATCAACCGTTAGATATGAACGACCCGAATGTGCGTCGTAACATGGCTATGGCTATGGGTCGCTTTGAGAACGGGATGTCTCCTGTAGATCCACGCTCGTGGCAAGCTTCAGCTACACCACAGCAAGCTACAGCCGCACCTATGCAACTCCCAGGAGCTACTCCAGAGCAGCCCCCAGGCGCGCAATCAATCTCCTTAGGCGACCAAGAGAACCAACAGCCCTTTAATAACATTGGGTCAACTCTGGCTAACATGGGTGCAGCTATTGCCTCGTTAGATAACAGAGGAACAGGTATAGCTTCACTGAATGCGTCTCGTGTTGCTCAGAACCTGACAGCTCAAGAAAACGCTCGTCAGCGCGATGATACACCACAGCTTGTTGGTTTTAATGCCGACAAGACAATGATGATGATGCGTAAAGGTAATCAAATTTATTCTGTTGCTACTCCTCAAGGTTTTGGTGGGGTAGACGACAATAATTTACCTAACAGTGTTCGTGAATATAACGAGCGACAAAAAAATCCTGGTTATGCCAATTATATGGACAATAAGGATAAGTTAGAACCTTCATTATCTCAAGATACCCGCCGTATGTATGCGTTACGCTCTATGAAGGGTGACAATACATGGACACGAGAAATTGGTGGTGACAAACAAGGCGCTGTAGATAAACGAGCAATTGACGAAGAGCAGACTAAGGTTGCTAAAGAACTAGGCTTAAATGTCGATGACATAATGAAGTCTAAGACAGAGGTTCGTTATCGCAACAAAGTTGCTGACCGTATTGCACAGATTGATGTTAATACAGAGACGGCTGCTAACAAGATTGATGCTGCCGCTACGAACCTTATTGAAACTTCTAAACAGTATCCGCGTGGTGATGTTAGATTTATTGAGGGTTTGAAGCAAAAGTGGGATGAACAAACAAACGACCCTAAGCTTCAAGCACTAAAGACTGCTGTTGACGCATTCTCTCTTGATTACGCTACTGCACTTAACCCTCAGAAAACTTCACCTACTGTTGATGACGTAAGAAACGCCAGAAACAAAATACTGACAACTATGAACCAAGAGTCTCTAGAGGCTGCGGTTAATATTGTTCAGCGTGAAGTAGGTTCTATTCGTCAAAACGCACGTAGAACACATGAACAATGGTTTGGATCTAGTGACAAAACAGGAGAAAATAATCCTCCTGCAACTAATCAGAATAAACGACTGAAATACAACCCTCAAACGGGTGAACTGGAATAATTTATGGCAATTGAAGTAGAAGGGCCAGATGGGTCCGTAGTTGAATTTCCAGATGGCACAGCAAATGAAGTCATCAAAGGGGCTATGGCGAAACATTTCGGCTCTCCTACTCCTAAAGCTGAACCAACGCCAGAGCAAAACCAACAGTCAACCGAAGCAATGCCTTGGTATACGAAAGCAGCTAAGGCATTAGCTTACGGTGCAGCGGCTACAAGAACTAAGGATGCTGAAACACTCCGAAAAACTGGATCATTAGGTATTGATCCTAATGCTATTGATGCAAACACTGAGCGTCTTAAACAGTATACTGGGATACAAAACTATGACCCAGCTAGTGCTCACTTTGCTGACTCAAGTAAACCTTGGACAGAGCGTATAGGATATTTGCCTAGAGCTTTGCTTGAAGGAACGCCAGAGATGGCGCAACATATAGCTGCGTCAACTGTTGCTGGTCCTTTGGGTATGCTTGGCTCTACGGCGCTAAGTCGCGGTGGAGAAGCTGTTAATGCTGTTCGTCAGGCAGACAATACAGACCCTAATGTTGAACTAACGCCATCTCAGAAACTGAGAGTTGGTGGAGATGTTGCTATCCAGTCTATCTTAAATGAGATTGGTGGACGCGCTACACTAGGTGCCACTAAGCCTGTCACAGGCGTAGGGATGCAAGCAGTAAAACAAGCAGGAACTAACGTAGCTAAAGCTGCTGCTACTGATGCGGCTGTGGGCGCTTACGGAGCTGGTGTAGATAAAGCTTTGCTTGAAGGTAAAGAGCCAACTGTAGCTGACCTTGCTCTCCCTGGACTAGCTGGAGCTGCTGTAGGCACAGCCTTTCGTGCTCCTGGTGCAGCTAGAGATGCTGCTGTTGCTACACGCTTTAGATCATTAGGCAACTTAGATCCTCAGTCCAGAGGTGAAGTTGCAGATACCCTTGGTCACTACAAAGGTAGCTTCGAGGCTACACAGAAACACTTTGTTGACGACTTAGCGGAAGCTAAGAAGGGACTAGACGCAGACACACATGACATCCTCAGTAAAGCTAAGATTGAGTATGATAATGGTCAGCGCATAGATCCTGCAAAGATAGAAGCTGCAAGTAAAGCAGATCCAGAAGCTGGTCGTGTCTTAAGAAACTTAGATACCCTTGGTGTCATGCAGTCTTTAGATAACGGAGGTCTCTCTGGTTCAGCCTTAGGTCGTATGTTAAATCCGTTTCAACGTGGAGCAACTAAAGATGCTCCTACAGCTTTAGGTCGCTTTGCGGAAGGTGCATCCCTTGGACATATGTTCTGGGCGCATGACCCTACAACGGCTGCTGCTGTATTTGGAACACAACTAGGTGGATCACTAGGTCTTAAAGGTATTGATGCACTCACAGGCGCTTCTAACCCAGCTAAAGTTATTACTGACAAATTTGGTGGCACTGCTGAACCAGCGCAGACGGTAGCTCAGGCCAAGGCTGCTGCTAGAGCTGACTTTGAAGCAAAGAGATTACAAGAAAGACAAGATGCTCTTGCTAAGGCCAAAGCAGAGAGTGAAGCAGCTAAGAGTGACGCTCAAAAACTGAAAGATACTCAAGCACAAGCTAAAGCAGAACAAAAGGCTAAAGAAGCAGAAGACAAAGCAAAACAGAAAGCTTTAGATGAGCAGTTACGGAATGAACGCTATAAGTTAAGTGTTATGCGTAATTCTCAAGAGCCTGTTGCTTCTGATGCAACTGAAGCTCTTCGGACAGCTAGAGGCGTAGAGCGCCTAAAACAAGAAGCAGCTACCTCTTCACAAAGAGAGAATGATGCAAAGCTTGAAGCTGTTCGTCGTCAACTTGATTTGATGAATAATAGCAACAAAGTAGAGCAAGCTCGTCAAAGTGAGTTACTTAAGGCTCAGGGTGATAGGCTGGCAATGATGCAAAGAAGCGAGGAAGCTTCAGCAACTGATGCCACACTCAATCTACGTGTAGCTAGAATGCTCAAGCAAGCTGAGGCTCAAAGAGAAGCTGAAGCTGCACAAGCTGATAAAGCGCAAGCAAGGCAAGATAAAGCAGATACCAAGGCTGCTGAGAAACAAGCTCAAGCAGAAGCAAAAGCAAAGATAGTTGAAGCACAGGCAGCTCGTAAGGCTCAAATAGTAGATACGGGTATAAGTCAAAATGTTCCGCTTCCAGAGCTAGTTTCTTCTGACGCTAGAATGGCTCTAAAGGTAGCTAATTTAAAGCAAAAGAACGCAGCTAAACAAGAGCAATCAAAAGTAAAAGCTCTAAAGAAGCAGCAATCAGAAGAAAAAGTGCAAGCTCAAGCTAAAGCTGCTCAAAGAGTTAAAGAAGCTGGAGAAAAGGTTACAAAGTTAACAGATACTCCGCGACCAGAAGTTCACACAATTAAAGTACATGGCGTGGAAATCAGTCAACCTAAGGATAGTATTGGAAATTATGCTGGTTGGGTAAATGGTGTTTATGAGCGAATGGATGCACGTAAAGCTTTTATTGATGAAGCTAAAGATACTATTTCATCCGGCCACAAAGATTTAGATAGTTTATTTAGAAGGTGGGCAAAAATGGGTAATAGTTCTGAAAAAGCTACAAAAGCCTTCAATGAACTACTCAATAAGCTACCAGGAAAAGATCAATCTAAATTAAAGTCTTTGTGGGACAAGCATAATATAACGGATACATTCTAGAAATGACTGAAATAATCCACATTGGTGACGGTCGTTACGTCCATAAGACAGAGGAGGGGGTTTTCATACCCCTTCCACCTCCTCCAAGAAAAGGGAGGCCCTACAAGTACAACAAGGAACGTTGGGCTAAACCTGAAAAAGTCCCTAGTCACTCCCGTCCAAACAAGAAGAACGATAAAGCTATCTACGCAGCACTAATCCCTGGATACAAAGAGTTTAGCGCATTCTGGCATGAGATACGCTGTAAATATGGTTTCAATGGACGGAAAGTAGGACACCCTTGGGGTATCCGAGAGAATAAGCTTGCGCGTCTCCAGAAGAAAGCAGCAAAACAGGTTCAAAAAGATATGGAAAACATCAAGAAGAAACTGGAGTTAGATGAGGTAGCAGAAGAAGCCCTTACAGGTGCTTTGACTGTTCTCCGTAATCCAAACTCACAGCAGACGAAACTATCGGCTGCTAAATTGCTTCTGGAGTTCAGTAAAACGAAACCAGTCGCAAAGTCTGAGGTAAGCATCAATGCTGCCGAAGCATGGTTAGCAAGCCTAGCAGATGACGACACAGAAAACTAAAGATATAAGAAAGCGGCTTTACGAAGACTTTGAGTTTTATTCTAAGAACGCTATTAAGATTAGAACTAAGGATGCTGATATAAAGCCTTTAGTTCTTAATGGTCCACAAAAGAAACTACACGAAGCTATAGAAGCGCAACGTAAAGCTACTGGTAAAGTTAGAATAATTATTCTTAAAGCAAGACAACAAGGGTTTTCTACGTATACCTCTGGTCGTATGTATTGGACCCTTAGTCAACGTAAAGCACGTAAGGGGCTTGTTGTTGCTCACCAAGCAGATAGCTCTAGAACACTATTTGATATGTATAGAAGAACTCACGCTGAAATGCCTGAGTTACTTAAGCCAGCTACCTCTTACAGCTCTCGTAAGGAGCTTGTGTTCTCTGGCTTAGACTCAGCTATTCAGATTGCGACTGCTGGCGGCGAAGGTATTGCCCGTGGTGAGACGTTTACTGATGCTCATCTTTCTGAAGTAGCCTTCTATCCTACTGCTAGTGCTTTAGATAACTTAAATGCTCTATTGCAAGCTATCCCTAATACAAAAGATACTTCTATCTACATTGAGTCTACAGCCAACGGTATGAGTGGTGTGTTTTACGATTTGTGGAAAGGAGCAGTCTCAGGTGAAAACGGTTTTATACCTTTCTTTTCACCTTGGCATGACAGTCCCGAATATACTGCGGATGTACCAGATAAATTTGAGCGTACGTACGAAGAGGAAGACTTAGCAGCTCAATACGGACTGTCAGACGGTCAATTAATGTTCCGTCGTATTAAGATAGCACAAAACGGTAGAGATAAGTTTGCACAGGAATATCCTGCCAACGCTGATGAGGCTTTTATTGCTTCTGGTCGTCCTGTGTTTGACCCTGAGATAGTTCACAATATGCTTAAAAGTGCCGAAGAGCCTTTATATCGTATGTCTATGGAAGGACAAACGTTTGAAAAGCATACAAGAGGTGAACTGAAGGTATGGAAGGAAAAGGACATTGGCGATACTTATTATATCGGCGCTGACGTTGCTTTGGGTATTCAAAATGGAGACTACTCCGTTGCTCAAGTACTCGACAGTCAAAAGAATTTAGTGGCCTCTTGGCGAGGACATATACACCCAGATGCTTTCGCGGACGTTTTGTTTGCTCTTGGAAATTATTATAACGAAGCTCTTATTGCTATTGAGTCTAACAGTCACGGAATTTTACCGTGTATTCGACTTGCTCGTGAACTTTCATATCCTAATGTTTGGACTGAAGTTAGCGAGGGTAAGCTAACAGATAACGAGTCTTATAATATTGGTTTTAGAACAACGAGCAAAAGTAAGCCTCTTATTATTGATCGACTCAGAGCTTCTCTCCGTTTGGGAGAGATTACAATTACAGACAGAACCACATTAGGCGAGATGCTTACTTATATTGTTACCGAAGGTGGTAAACTAGAAGCAGAAGCTGGTTCATTTGATGACTGTGTAATGAGTCTAGCTATTTGTAACTACATTCATGTTGGATCGTTTAAGCCAGTCGCTATTGAAGACTGGCAATACCTCAAAGCAATTTAAATTAGGTGATATTAGAGAAGACGGTAAAGTTTACTTTTGTGACTCTACATCTCGTGGTGAAGTTTGGATTTCTCAAGAACAATATAGAAGAGCAAGATTTAACGTTGCTTTAAATAGCGCAAGAAGTAGATCCAAAAAGAAAAAGTTGCCCTTCAATATAGACACTGATTATCTAATGGAAATATATCCAAAAGACAGTAAGTGTCCTGTATTTGGTATTGATATGGAATTTGGTGGAGAGCAAAACACCAGCCCATCCCTTGACCGCATTCATCCAGCATTGGGTTACGTTAAAGGTAACGTTATGTGGATCTCTGGATATGCCAACACTCTAAAATCACTAAATACTTTGGACACGTTACGAACGCTACTTGCGTTCTATGAAAAATTGGAGCGCAAGACATAATGAAAGCAAAAGAACTAACAGATGAAGCTGTTGGTGTTCTCGTAGACCAAAAGATAAAAGAAGCTGTAATATGGTATAACTCAAAATTATCGCGGGAACGCGAAAAGGTTATGCAGTATTACAACGGAGAGTTACCGTTAAGGCAGAACCCAGGCTCTTCATCATTTATAAGTACAGAAGTGTTCGATGCAGTTGAAAGTATGAAAGCACAACTGCTTGAAACATTTGCTGCTGGTAGAGAAATTGTTAGGTTTGATCCACAATCACCAGATGACTCTGAAGAAGCAAGAATAGCTACAGCTTATTGTGATTATGTAGTATTTAGGCAAAACGACGGTTATCAGATATTCTCAGATGCAATCCATGATGGTCTGATAGCTAGAGTAGGCGTTGCTAAGGTTTACTGGGATGAGAACGAACAAGAGATAGAAGAAGAGTTCGACGATCTGCCTGAGGAAGCTATTATGCTTTTGACGGCTGAAGAAGACATCACTGATCTATCTGCTGAAATTGATGAAGTTACTGGTCTTTATTCTGGTAAGCTAACGAGAGTATCTGACACTAGTCAAGTCAAGATTGAGATAATTAATCCAGAAGAGTTTTCTATTGAGCCTCAAGCAAAACATTTAGGTCCAGATTATTTTTGTGTTCATCGAAGTCTTAAGACAAAAGATGATCTAATAAAAATGGGTTTTGATAAGGCTAAAGTAGCAAAAATACGTCGTGTAGAAGACAAACTATCTATCCAAGCATTACCAGAGTCTTTTGCTAGGTTCCAGCAGTTAGATGCTGGTTTTAGAGTAGACAGCAATCCTAGCCAAGATGAACTAGAGACAATTCTCGTTAACGAATGTTACTTCAAGATGAAGCGACAGGGAGACAAGAACGCAAAGCTCTATAAGATTGTTAGGGCTGGTGACCAGACACTTGAGATAGATGAAGTATCTGACATACCGTTTGTTGTATTTACACCATTACCAATCAGTCATTCGTTCTACGGAAACAGTTTTGGCGCTAGGGTTATCCCTTCGCAAAACGTGAGAACGGTCCTTACGAGAGCGATTGTTGACCATGCGACGATTACGGTCAATCCGAGATACCAAGTCCTCAAGGGCGGTCTCACCAATCCTAGAGAGCTACTGGATAATCGTCTTGGTGGGTTGGTTAATGTTACGCGTCCTGATGCTGTATCTCCGCTTGAACAAGCGCCTCTTAATCCGTTTGTTTACCAGACCCTGGAGCTTATAAAAGCGCAGACTGAAGAGACTACTGGCATTAGTTCACTTAGCCAAGGCTTGAACAAAGACGCCATCAGCAGTCAGAACTCTGACGCTATGGTTGAGCGGTTAGTATCTTTAAGTCAGACACGGCAGAAAATCATTGCTCGAAACTTTGCTAATAACTTCCTTATTCCTTTGTACCTTAAGGTTTACGCGCTTATCACGGCGAAAGAGGACAAGGAGAAGATAGTAGAGCTTACGGGTAACTGGGTGAAGGTAAAGCCGTCAGGCTGGAGAGACCGTAAGACTGTCACTGTATCCTTACACTTAGGTTACAAAGAGCATGACAATGAAGCTGAGAAGCGTTTGCAGATGGCTATGTTCCTGACGCAGAACCCTTCCTTTGCTCCCATGTTCCAGATGCCTAATGCTTATAAGCTTGCATCTGATGTCATGAAGTTACGAGGTATGCCAGCGGTCAATGACTATTTGACACCTCCTGACCAAATACCACCTCCACAGCCAGATCCAATGGCCGTCCAGAATATGCAGAATGAGACAATGAAAGCTCAGGCTGCAATGATAGCTGCACAATCCAGTCAACAAAAGATTGAGATGCAAGGAGCTATTGAGACTAGTCGTGAGCAATTAAACGCACAGCAACGTGAGTTTGATAATCAAGTTAAGCTGATGGAAGAACAACGTAAAGATGTAGACATCGCTAATAAGGTGGATGTTGCTCAACGTGAAATGAAACTGGCTGAAGATGCGCCAGTAACTGAAACTAAACAGAACATGATTGTGAGTCCGAATGGCTGATAATAAAGTAGTTACACCTGTTGTTACTGAAAAAGTTACACCAGAACCAAAGCATTACGTTTACCCTGGTGACGTTCGTTCTCCAGCAAGTGAGGTTTCTAAGTAATGAAAAAAGGTTTTTCTGTTACTCCAGATCCAGATGGTAAGCATGGCTCTATGCCTAAAGGTAAAGCTCGTAAGGCTCCTAATAAAGACTCGAAGATGGGTGTAGGAGCTGGAGCTACCTTCGGCAAGAAGGGCAAAATGGGTGGTAGCAAGAGCTGCTAATTGAATAATGCCTCTAACCGTTGAAGAGCGGAAGGCACAAAAGCGAGATTACGACAAAAAATATAGTCAAAAATATCGTGAAAATAACTTAGAGCAAACAAGAGAAGCATCTAGAAAAGCCGCAAAAAATGCTCGTCAAACAAAGAGAGAAATGATTGCTGCTATTAAAAACGTTCCTTGTATGGATTGTGGTATAAAATATCCACCATATGTTATGGATTTTGACCATGTAAGAGGGGAAAAGGAATTTACTATTGCCCGAAAAGCACATGGCCGAACAGTTGAAACGTTACTTAATGAAATTTCTAAATGTGAAATTGTTTGCTCTAATTGCCACCGCATAAGAACTCATGAACGAAGAACAAATAGTTAGACGGGGAGCAATAGCTTCCACTGTCTTACAAAATGAAGACCATATTTGGTTTTATAATCATTTAAAGTCGCTTATACTTGAAAGCATTTCTCAAACTAATACTGAAGAAACAGCTCAAAGAGAGCGACTTTATTTTCAACACAGAGCCATAGAAGACCTATTAGGGATTATGGCTTCTTATAGGGACGCCGCACAGGCTATCCAAGAAAATCACGAAAGCAACTGATGCAAACAGCTATCAATAATGACGCTGATATAGAACTAGATGGCAGTGATTTAGCTGCCGACAACTTTTTACGCCACCTCACTAAGAAGGACGCTGAAGAGCCATCCGATAAAGAAGAAGAGGGCGAAGACACAGAAGAAGATGCAACTGAAACTGAAGAAGAAACTGAAGACGACCAATCCGACGAAAGTCCAGAGGAAGACACTGAGGAAACTTCTGAAGAAACTGATGAAGACGATGAAGAGGGAGAAACTGAGGAAGCTGAAGACACAACTGACAGTAAAGCTAAGAAGCCTACTGTTATTGAGTCAGAGGATGCCTTAGTTAAAATAAAGGTAGATGGTCAGGAAGTAACCGCATCTATCAAAGACCTTAAGCGTCTCTACGGACAAGAAGCATCTCTAACACGTAAATCCCAAGAAGCTGCACAGATAAAGCAACGAGCAGAAGAGAGTGGTCAGAAGTATGTGGCTGGTCTCGAAAATCTACTTAAACGTGCTCAGGAACAAGCAGCCCCTTACGCTAACATAAATTTCCTTGCGCTAACTAAAGACCCTAATGTTTCATCAGATGAGTTAGCAGCTCTCTCAGACGCGGCACAGAAAGCATTTGATAATGTCCGCTATCTGGAGACTGAACTTGATGGTGTATTACGTCAGGCGAATGAACAGCGACAACAGCAACTAATGGTTGCAGCAAAAGAAGCCATAAAGGTCCTAACAGACCCTAAGACCGGAATACCCGGCTGGAACGAACAACTCTACAACGACATTCGTCGCTTTGCTGTTGATAGTGGAATGAATGAACAGGTAGTCAACGATATGGTTGACCCTACGGCGTTTAAGATACTGCATATGGCTATGCAATATCAAAAAGGGAAGACGGCAGTTACTAAGACGAAGAAGGTGGATAAGACACCTAAGCGTATCATCAAGGGAACACCTGATGAGACCATTAAGAAATCAAAGACAAGTCAGAAGACAGATGCCTTTAAGAGGGCAAGAGAAACTGGACATGTCGATGATGCTGCTGAAGCTTTTCTGTCCAGATGGGAAAACTCTTAATCTTTTTATAGGAATTAATTTATAATGGCTACTTATACCGCCTACGAAGTCGTAGGTAAAGCTGAAGATGTCAGCGATATTATTACCACGATTTCACCTACTACGACACCTTTTCAATCAATGATTGGCAAAGAGTCAGTCAATAACGTAATCTTCCAGTGGCAGGAAGACGCGCTTGCAGCAGTAAACACGACGAACTATCAGTACGATGGTTTCGATGCTTCTGATGCTACGCTAACTGCTACGACGCTGCGTACCAACTACACGCAGATCCTCCAGAAGAACATTAAAGTTGCTAACACGACTGACCGCATTCAGCGTTATGGTCGAGCTAAGGAAACTGCGTTGAGAATTTGGTAGCGCAGTATAAACCATGTGAACTCAGGGAAACTCCTAACGTAAAGTCGAGGACAATCCTGAGCCAAGGCTCGAAAGAGCAAGGTGCAACGACTAGAGCGAAAGCTCGTACCTACAAGTGTAGGGAAGCGCATGGCCCCAGAAATGGGTGATGATATAGTCTGATCTTATAGGAAACTATAAGCTGTCTTATGACGGGTAAGAACTAACGACTCTTACTGAACAAAAAATGACCAACTCGCCAAGGCCGCAGCCGAATTAAAGCGCGACCTAGAGTACTTCCTGACGAACTCTCAGGCTGGCACTGGTGGACAGAACGCTGCTAACAATCTCTTGACCTCCATTGGTAATACGTCTGGTGGCTCTGGTTCTGCTGCTGTTCCACGTAAGCTTGCTGCATTCCAGTCACAGCTCGACACGTCAACGTATGGCGCTGCTCTTCTAACGAAGACTGGTGGTACGTCTACCGCTATGTCTGAAGCAAACCTTACGTCTGTCCTTCAGACACTCTTCACGAATGGTGCAGAACCTAAGTTCGTGATGATACCTCCTGCTGAAGCATTGAACATTGCTGGTTTCGCTGCTGCTACTGGTCGTTATCGCTTTGCCGATAATGCTGATGCAGAAGCTGCTCGTCGCATTGTGAACGTTGTGGATCTCTATCTGTCACCATTTGGTGAAGTGAAGATTATCCTTAATCGCTTCCAGGCTGCTGCTGACCATCTGATCTTCGATCCAGACATGTGGAAGCTTATGACGCTTCGTCCTTGGACGCGCACACCATTAGCGACAGTAGGTGACGCAGAACGCCAAATGATTGTCGGAGAGTTCTCCCTCAAGCACAAGCATTGGGGCGCTTCGGGCATCATCCGTAAAGCTGCCTAGTAAGTATTGATAACAGCGGGGGAACTTCGGTTCCCTCGTTTACCGCAAGAAACACATGACATCAGAATTAATTAATCCAGATATTACATTTGAAAATGATAGCGATAACGCTCTCGTAATTAAGAACCAGCAAAAGATACCTCAGTCATTCCTAGACAGACTTAAGTCAAGCAGAGATGCAACTGAAGGTAACCGTATGGGTGACTTCCACCGAGTAGCATCTATTCCAACTGTAGTTGTCGAAAAGTGGATGCGTGAAGGTTTCAACATCTGGGACAAGAACGTCAAGGCTTCTGAGATTGTAACGAAGCTTAAAGCTGAACACCTAGATGCTTTCCTAACGACTACTAAACGTATCTAAAAGGATATAGGACGTAATGGCTTACGTTGATGTAAAAAACCAATTCTTAGGACTTTTAAATCGTAGGGACATTACTTCCTCTCTCGTTAACACGTTTATGGGTTTCGCTATCCAGCGTATCCAACGTGAACTACGTGTCCCCGCTATGGAGAAGCTTATAGCTGTACAGACTGATGGAACAGCTAACTTTCAGATCCCAGGTGATTTACTTGAAGTAATCAGTCTGCACACTAATGACGTTACGCAACACAAGAAGTTAGTAAGAGCAGACTTACAGACAATTCTCGATTACTCTCAGATACCAGGGATACCAAGGTATTACTACAGAGAAGGCTCTACTATTTCTGTAGGCCCTTACCCACCAGATAACACACTCATATATTTTCATTATTATGTGAATGCAGATGCTCTTAGTGCAGATGCAGATACTAATTGGATAACTGAGATAGCACCAACTCTATTGATATATGCCGCATTATCTTACGCTTGTGACTACTTTCTAGACGACCGTAAGCAGCTTTATGAAGCAAGCTATCAGCAAATTGCAGATCAAATACAGCAGATGGCGCTTCAAGATGAAATCCAGAACGCATCTATCTCCACTGCATACGATAGTTCTCCAAACTATATAGGACCTTTCTATGGGTGGTAATTCTTCATTCTATTATACAAATCCTACTCCTGATGTAGTCCCTGGTTTATCAGCAGAGATTACAGCTCTTACTACAGCAAGTAACGCTCTATTAGATGAGTATGCTGTTCAAACAAACACATGGGCTTCTTCAGTAACTATTAACTGGAACTTAGCCTTAACCCATCGCATTACACTTACTGGCACACCAACGACCTTTACATTTACTGGAGGACGTAACGGGGCCAAGTATGTTCTAGAAATTAAGCAAGACGCTACAGGTAACCGTAGTTTCACTCTCCCTGCTAAAGTACGTTACGGCACATATATTCCAAATATTGACCCGTCTACTTCAGCAAACAAAACCGATAAACTTGGATTTATTTATGACTCTGCGGCTGACAAGTACGACCTTGTAGCTGTGGCATATGGTTTCTAATAGGAATTTTATTTATGGCTGTTACATACTCCACGACTGTAAAAAACACCCGTCTTTCCGCTGTTGTTACCGCACTTGGTAATGGCGCAAAATTAGTTATTGGTTCTTCTGGTTCTGCTGGTGGTTCTATTACGACTGCCCTAGCAACAATCGTTCTCAATAATCCAGTAGGAACTGTATCGACTGGTGTCCTTACGTTCTCAGGTCTTCCACTCTCTGACGTTGCTGATGCTACAGGGACCGCCAACAGTGCGCGCCTTGAGGATAGCTCAGGAACTGTAGTTGCCTCAGGTTTAACTGTAGGCACATCGAGCGCCGACATCATCATTAGCTCTACTGCTGTTACTTCGGGTCAAACTGTAACCCTGACTAGCGGATCGATTACTCACGGCTAATTTAGGGGATACGTATGGCTCATATTACCGCTGACCGCGTAAGGGATACCACAACTTCAACAGGAACTGGCGCGTTTACCGTGAGCGGTAGTGCGCCCTCTGGTTACAATACGTTTAGTAACGTAGCGTCAACTAGCGACACCTTCTATTACGCAATACAACACCAAGCCGCTTCTGAATGGGAAGTTGGCTTGGGTACTTATAGTTCTGCAAACACGATAACCAGAACTACTATTTACTCTTCGTCTAACTCAGGTTCCGCTGTTAACTTCAGTGCGGGAACCAAGGACATCTTCATTACACTTGCTGCATCCAGAACTGTGCAAATGGATAACGCTGGTAACATTACGGGTCTTGCTATTGGCACTAATGTTCAAGCCTGGGACGCTGACTTAGACACCTGGGCGACTAAGACTGCGCCAAGTGGAACTGTAGTTGGCACTAGTGATACTCAGACGCTCTCTGGTAAGACTTTGACCACTGCTGTTTCTACAGGTCATAGAGAGACTAGAGTTGCTGTAGCGGCAAGTAACATTGATCTAGCTACTGGCAACTATTTCACAAAGACAATCAGTGCCTCTACTACATTCACAGTGTCTAATGTTCCTGCTTCTGGAACTGTTGGCGCATTTATCCTTGAGCTAACTAATCCTGGCACTGCTGTAACTTGGTGGTCAGGCGTTAAGTGGGTAAGTGGCACTCAGCCAACTTGGACGGTTACTGGCACAGACATTCTTGCATTCTATACGATTGACGGCGGCACTACTTGGAGAGCCTTTGCAGTCGGAAAGGACAGTAAATAATGTCAGTCCGTGACATCATAACGGCTGCTGCTGGCGCTGCTGCGGCTACTGATAGCGTTTATGTGGAAGATGTGTTTTCTACTTATGTCTACGATGGGAAAAGTGTTAGCCAAACAATTACCAACGGTATTGACTTAGCTACCAAAGGGGGGATGGTTTGGACTAAGGCAAGGTCAACAGCTTTACCTCATGAAATTACTGATACTGTTAGAGGTTTCTCACCAAATGGTTATGCATATTCATTAAGTTCGAATACAACCGACGCACAAAGTAATTATTCAGACGTAACTTCGTTTAACACAACAGGTTTTAGCTTAGGCAGAGTTTCAGATAATGGTAATAGTGGTGGAAATACTTACGCAAGCTGGACATTCCGCAAGCAGCCAAAGTTCTTCGACATTGTAACCTACACTGGTAATGGCGTAGCTGGCAGACAGATACCTCATGCGCTGGGGTCAACCCCAGGTATGATAATCATAAAATCTACATCGCTATCTACGGAAAATTGGATTGTATATCACCGTTCACTTGGTGGGACTAAATATCTTTTCTTAAATACAACCGGCGCCGCCAACACAGCGAGTGCAGGGTGGTACAACACAAACCCAACTTCAACCGTGTTTACGGTAAGTAGCAACGATTTGGTCAACAAAAATGGTGCAACCTACGTCGCCTATCTCTTCGCACACGATGCTGGCGGCTTTGGCGCTGCGGGCACTGATAGCGTTGTGAGTTGCGGGAGTTATACCACAAATGGGTCAGCCTATGCGTCTGTTAATCTTGGTTGGGAACCTCAGTTTTTATTAATGAAACGTTCTGATGGTGCTGGTAATTGGCGAATGCTTGATACGATGCGAGGCAATTCAGTTCAAGCATCTTCCGGGCAACAATTATTATATTCAAATTTGTCTAACGCTGAACAAGCCTCTAGTGGATACGGATACCCAACGTCTACTGGGTTTATTGTTACATCTGATGATGCAATTAACGCAAACTTCATCTACCTCGCCATCAGACGCGGCCCAATGAAAACACCGACTGATGCGACGAAGGTGTTTTCCTCGCTTGCAAGAACGGGAACTGGTTCTTCTGCTACAGTCACTGGAGTTGGCTTTTCACCAGATTTTATTATGTCTGAAAGTCGATCATTATTTGATTACAACGCCGTAGTTGATAGGCTTCGTGGTGCTGGATATATCATAAGCCCACAACAAGTTGGTCAAGAAAATAATAATACTGCTAACGGTATTTCAGCTATAACTATGGACGGCTTTAATGTTGGCAGTGACGGAACTTATGGATCAGTAAACTTCTCAGGAATTGCATATAGTATCTGGTTCTTAAAACGCGCCCCAGGTTTCTTTGATGTCGTGTGTTACCAAGCTACAGGCGTATCCAATAGGCAGATAAATCATAATCTTGGTGTTACACCAGAACTAATGATTGTAAAAGATCGAACGGCTTCTGGAACCTGGTTTGTATATACACCAATCGGTATAGTTGCGCTTAATGATGCAGGAGGTACAAGCGGATATAACGGTGCTGCTGCTTTTGGTAATGGAAGCAGCGTAGTCACTCCTACTTCAACCGTATTTACAGTTGGTACAAGCGCAAATTGGTCTACCAATAATTACGTCGCCTACCTCTTCGCCTCATGCCCTGGCGTATCAAAAGTAGGCTCATATACAGGCAGCGGCACAACGAAACAAATAGACTGCGGGTTTGCTGCTGGCGCACGTTTCGTTCTCATTAAGCGAACAGATGGCACTGGCGATTGGTATGTATGGGATACCGCTAGAGGTATAGTTTCTGGCAATGACCCGTATCTCTTGCTGAACGCCAAAGCAGCCGAAGTAACTAACACCGACTACATTGATCCTTATTCTGCTGGCTTTGAGATAAGCTCAAGCGCACCTGCTGCAATCAATGCGTCTGGTGGAACATTTATCTACCTTGCAATAGCGTAAAGGAACTCAAATGCGCTTACGAATACGAGAAACCAGCGCGGTCGTTTATGATAACGAGTTCCGCGCTATGCACCCTAACACCAGCTTCCCCGCTGTGTTATCTGTAGAACTGCTGAATGACTTCGGCGCTGATCCAGTTCTTGAAGGCCCACAGCCTACACTGACAGCCGACCAATACGCAGTCTACGATGGCGTTATTCAAGATAGCAACGGCAACTGGATGACATCTTATGTAGCTGTTGATTACACGGCTGAAGAGATAGCGGCTAAAGTTGAGCAATGGCGCTCAAGCGCAAGCTGCACACCGTTCCAAGGTCGCGTAGCACTTTCGGATGCAGGACTATTAGCTAACGTAGAGACTGCTATAGCTGCTGCTGATGAGAAAACTAAAGTTGCCTGGGAATATGCGCTTGAGTGGAAGCGATTGTCTCCCATGATTGTTACTCTAGCAACAAGTCTTAACCTAACGGATGAGCAAGTAGATACCTTATTCAAGGAAGCAGCTTCCGTTCAAGCCTGAGGTAAATTATGGCAAACGGAACACTAGGCATCTCTAGTTCACCAATAGCTTCTACAGCTATCTCAGGTGAATATGATGGCTTTCAGAATAAAGTAACGATAGCTGCTAGTGAAACTCAAGATAACTCTACGTTTTCCGTAGAGATACCAAAGTACGCTACCCTTGAAGCAACTGAGGGTAGTGATACGTCCTCCTTCGCTACTGACGTTATATCTTTTGTTGACTTAGCGTCCACAGAAGCTAAGGACGCAGCAAGCATTGAGCTACGCAATAACCCTGAGAACTACATGGGTATTGCTGGTGTGCCTATTGCCGCTACAGCAATCTCAGGTGACATACCGAATACCTTTACCTATGGTGTCATCTTTACAACCTTAGGTGCCTCAGAAGCTATAGATACTCTTGCTGCTACCGCTACCAAGAATGAGATAGCGGCGCTAGAGGTAACTGAAGCAACTGACAGTCTCTCAGGTTCACTATCAGCTACACATACGAGTGCTTTAAGTGTAACTGAAGCAACTGATAGTCTCTCTGTAAGTCTAGGCATTAGTGACTCTGCGTCACTTGATGTAACTGAAGCAACTGACAGCCTAACTGCAAGTGCAATCAGAGGACATCTTGCAGACCTTCAGTCTACTGAAGCTACTGATACGCTAGATGCTCTTGTGGCTGCTGGCGACACTATCATTACTTTTGTTGCTGCTACAGAAGCTGCTGATAGCCTAGCGATTAATATACTGCCAGGACTATTAGCTCAGTATGGTGTAACTGAAGATACCGATAGTATCTCCGCAAGTATACTGCCAGGACTATTAGCTCAGTATGGTGCAACTGAAGCAACTGATAGTCTATCGGCAAACTTGCTGCCAGGATTGTTATCTCAGGTTGCTGCTAGTGAAACATCAGATACACTTCTAGCTACACTGTTACCAGGACTTCTGTCTAACATTGTAGTTACAGAAGCTGCTGATAGTTTCTCAGCTAGTCTTACTGCAAGACACACATTAAGTCTTGCTGCAACTGAAGCCCAAGATACTGCTACTTTCTTAACTGGTTCTAGTGTTGCTTTAAACGCTAGTGAACCATCAGATCAAATGTTGCTACAAGCTAACATAGTTATCTCTAAGGCACAGCAAGCTCAGTTCTTTATGTTATTTAGGAGTTAAATTGATTATACTGAATGAGAACTCAAAGAAGAGACTCGTCGGTGTTCATCCAGATTTACAGAAAGTAATTAACAAAGCAGCGGAACTCTCAGACATGAAATTTATCGTGACTGAGGGTTTACGCTCCGTTGAACGACAGAGACAGTTGGTAAAGGCTGGAGCATCTAAAACGATGAACTCTAGACACATCACTGGTCACGCTGTTGACCTTGCTGTGTGGGTAGACACTGATGGAGATGGTGTAGTCGATAATGGAGAAATCCGTTGGGACTGGCCTTTATATGCAAAGTTATCAAAGATTGTGAAGGCTGCTGCTCAAGCAGTTGGTGTCACCATAGAATGGGGTGGCGACTGGCGTTCATTTAAAGATGGCCCTCACTATCAACTTCCCTTCAAGAAATACCCAAAGTGAGATTTACATGAATTACCTTAAGACAAATTGGAAGACTACGGCTGCTGGTGTTTCCATGCTGATTACTATTGCAGCTAAGTGGTACTTCGAGCGCACCTTCAATGTCGATGATGTTATTGCATTGCTTGGAGCCTTTGGTCTCGTAGCATCTAAAGACATTAATGTTGCTGGCGGTAACGTAGAGCAATGACATCAGTATTACTGAGTGTAATCAGCAGTCTCTTTTGGGCTGCTGGTAAACTCTTTGAGTGGCTCTATGCAAAACAATTAGTTGACGCTGGTAGAACTCAGAGCCAACTAGAAGCACTAAGGAACCAAGTCCATGAAGCAGAAGTTGCCGTGGCTGCTCGTGAGGCTGTTAGGGCTGCTATCGCTAAGTCTCCTGGTAGCATCGTGCCAGAGCACGACCCCTTCCTTAGGGACTGATAGTGTCTCCTTCTGTAAAGCAGCTAGAGCTATCTACTACAGCCGACACGACACAAAACAGACCATAGCTCAGATACGAGAACATAACGCTACATGGGTAGCTCTTAAATGTGGGATACCTATGAAATGAGTATAGACAGTCACGATGCAAGAATTGCGGTGCTTGAAAGTAAGCTTGATGGTCTTAAAGAAGGCCAAGAGCAGATAGTAGAGAAACTAGAAGAGATAGCTGAGAAGCAACTCCAAATAGATGTGACAGCTAAGATTGCTTATAACGCTGGCAAATGGATCTTAGGTATCTCTACTGGTATCCTTAGTTGGCTAAACTGGGATGCGCTGATAGCTCTCTTTCATCCACCTAAGCACTAACCTTTTTGTAAAAGAAATTTGTTGAATGAAATTATGTTCGCGCTGCGGACATGACAAACCTGATGAAGAATTTTATCACTATAATTCTAGCTACTGTAAAAATTGTTGTTCTGATTATGTAAATATACGAAAACAACGGCGCAGATATTGGTTAGGTAAGTATAAGCAAAACAAAGGATGTCATGTTTGTGGTTTCAATAAAAGTGTAAATGCTCTTGATTGGCATCACATTAATATGCAGGAAAAAGAAGCTCATATAACTAATTTACATACAGGAAAGCTTAAAAAGCTTTTTGCTGAACTTAGGAAATGTGTAGTTTTGTGTGCTAACTGTCATCGTATGGTTCATGCTCACGAAATACTTCTTTAATGAAAAAATCGATAGACCCTTTGAGTTAATCTTAGGGTCTATCGGTATTTTCGGTTTAAACGCGTTTAGAGACTCGCTGGTGAGTCTGGAGTCTCTCAGGTACTAGGGTAGCTCTAGGGTCACTACAGGCCACTCCTGAGTCATTTATGGGAACTTTTTCTACCTAATTGGACAAGCTCCAGTGGAGCAACCCTCATCCTGTAGCTCCTCCAGGCTATCTACCAGCTTCAGAGGCTTCAACTTGGACACATAGTCCTCATAAGCCTCCTTAGTGACTACCTCCTGAGGGAGATAAGCGTAGCCTAAGTCCTCAGCAGTTTTCGTAGGGTCATTCCTAAAGAGGAACGAGACACCAACGTAAGTATCCCAGTTAGACAAGATCCAATCGATGATACCAGGAACTTCAG